GCCCATGTTTTACTCGAACGCCGAGATCATGGAATTTGAGGACAACTTCGCTCTAATCAGGGAGCATTTGGAGTTTGTCCGATGCGGGAATCTGGAGAAGTTTGGTACTCTGGACGAGAATGATTTTTCAGCTTTGCTGGACAAGCTTCTCGAACAAGCCAAGACGTTACATTTGTGTGCAACACGTGAGGTAGAGCGTCAGCTTATACAGCGACGACTCGATGACCTGAAACGTATGCATGCCACATTTGTGCAGATTCGCTCGTCAGGAGGATTACGAGTTTCACCTTTCTGTATCGCCGTTTACGGCGAGTCAGGGGTGGGAAAATCTTCCATTGCGGATCCATTGATGCACTCTGTGCTGAAAACCAATGGATACGCGGATGATCCGACGAGACTCATTACTCTCAATGCGGATGATCCATACATGTCGAATTACCGTTCCCACATAAACGGTATGTTTATCGACGACTTGGGTAACAAGAAAGCTGCGTTTTGTAAAACGTCTCCCGTTCAGATTATCATTGATACTATGAATAATGTTAAGAATTATGCTAATATGGCAGAAGCTGACATGAAGGGAAAAGTTTCCATTGAACCCAAGGCATGTATTATCACTTCGAATGTGAAGGATCTTTGTGCTAGGCAGTTTTCGAACAAGCCAACATCGATCGTGCGCCGGGCGCACTACATGCTAACCGCATCCGTTAAACCCGAATTTTCTACGAACACAATGCTTGACTCACGAAAAGCAGCTGCGTACTATGAGAAGAAGGGAATTACACCGCCGGACATCGAAGATCTCTGGTTCATCACTGTTGAAGAGTGTGTACCAAAGATTAAGAAACCAGGTTCGGAGAGGAAGGATGGCGCAGAGGACGACTTCAAGTGGGTAGTCGTGTCCGATGCAGGAGGTCCGTTGAAAGACGTGGACTTCCCCCGGGTGGTGAGATATCTTCTTGATCAATCTCGCCCCTACTACAAGCACCAGAATGCCATTGTTGCGAAAGCCAAAGATGCTAAGTATGAAATGTGCCCTGAATGCAATTACTTGGCCCAAGTGTGTCTCTGTAAAAAGAGTCCGCACTTTGGAGTCGAGTCGTTGATGACAGCGTACAGTATCAAACGAGCCTTCGGTAATTCGTTGAATATGGCTGGTGCCGGACTCCTGACTTCGGTTGACCAATGGACTTCGAAACAGCTGCTTGCAGCCTATTCCGAGTTCAACAGGTATCCGCTTTTACAGTGGACAA